TGGATTGCGGCGGCGAACACTGATCAGAGCGGTGTGGACATCATCCTTTCTGACTATTCCCCGGCGGATGGCGATACTCTCAAGTATCAATTCTCCGCGGAGACTCCCCTCGAGGTGACGGCTGATGCCAATGGTGGCAACACGGGCTGGACGCTGGAAGTCACCGGTGCCAATACCCTTCTGTGGAAAGGCGGCATTATCCGCTTTGTGGGGCTGGTCACAGATTCGAATGGGCGCATCTTTTCGGTGGATAGTGGCACGATCGATGTCATTGCCTCACCGATGGCTACCTCGGACTACGCGGCGGCGCTGACGGCGATTGAGGCGGCTATTGCGGACTATGCGGCGAACCCTCACGGCTCTTTCACCCTGGACGGTATGCAGGTCACCTATCGCAGCCTCAAGGATCTGTTGGGGTTGCGGCGATTCTACAAGGCTGAGGTGGCGCGCGAGACCGGGAAACGCACGAAGCGCATCATACGCACGAGGTTCACATGAGATGGACTTTTGGATTGAAGAGGCGCCGCAAGACACACCGCAATTTCTCTGTCCGTAGTTTTGCCGCGGCCGCTGTCAACCGGCTCCTGGCCGGCTGGAAGTATGACGGCGGATTTACTTCATCTGAGGTCAGCTCTCACCTGGATGCTGTCCGTGGGCGCTCCCGGCAGATGGCAAAGGATTCTCCTCACCTCAAGCGCTGGCTGGATCTGTCGGCCATCAACATTGTGGGAGAGGGCTTTGCGCTCAAGTCGATGCCGCATGATGGTGTTCCCGGGCAGGCGTCCTACCGCCTCGACCAGTCGGCGGCTGACTTCATCGAATACCATTGGCGCCGCTTCTGTACCTATCGGGATCCGGAGACCGGCTTGACCTGGTGCGATGCTACTGGCCGCAAGACGGATGCGGAGCTTGACCGGCTCAACGTCAAGACATTGAAGCGTGATGGGGAGTACTTCATCCACGTTATCCGGACTGACGCCAATCCCTATGGCATTGCCTGGCGCGTACTCCGTCCGGACTCATGTGACCACACCTACCATGAGCCGAAACTCTCCAATGGAAACATTGTGCATTGCGGCGTGGAGATGATTGAAAGCACCCGGCGCCCGGTGGCGTACTATTTCCGGACCACTGCCCGCAACCCCTACAGCCACAGCAACCACGGGCAGCCTCTTGTGAGAATCCCGGCAAGCGAGATCATCCACGGCTTTACCCAGGAAGATGAGGACCAACCCCGTGGCATCCCCCACTGTCACGCTTTCCTTGCCAAACTCAAGATGCTGGATGAGTTGGATGTTGCCGAGCTCACCGCGGCCCGGGATGAGGCGTGCTCCATACGCTCCTACTATGCACCCCTCGGTAGCGAGGATGAAATCGCAGACCTCACCGATGATGAAAACTCCGATGTTGCCCAGGCGCTCACCCAAGAGAAGGAACCCGGCCAGGCAGAGCTGTTGCCGATGGGATGGAAACAGGAAGTGCACACCCCGCAGCATCCCAACAAAAATCACAAGGAGTTTAAGGACGGTATGCTCCGGGATGTCGCGAGTGGTGGCGGCGTGGAGTACTCGAATTTCACCAACAATTGGGCCGGCGTGTCTTTCTCATCTGTCAGGGTGGGAACTATCAGCGAGCGTGACCAATGGATCTGTGAGCAGGATGACTTCATCTCACAGTGCAAGTCCCCGCAATTCCTGATGTGGCTCCGCTCATTCCTGGCGTTGCGGGTGTCCGGCAGTCTCCCCGCATCCAAGTATGACAAGTTTGCCCAGCATGCCTACCGCGGCCGGCGTTGGATGTGGGTTGACCCGATGAAGGATGTTGCAGCCGCTGTCATAGCCGTTGACCACGGATGGAAAACCAACACGCAAGTGGCATCCGATATGGGCACAGATTTCAATGACAATGTTGATGAGATCGAGCGTGAGGCAAAGGCGAGCAAGGGAACCCCTCTTGAAAGAACGGCGGAAAACAACCCGGCCGCAAGAGCAGGGCTCATCCTGGCAGCCGTAGCCGAATCAGATAAGGAGATCAGTCATGGCAAGGAAACTCAAGCAGCGTAGCAAGAAGAGAGCCGCGGCACCTAAGGAAGAGCCGAAACGCACCGACCAGGATCTCAGCATCCGTGAGGCAACCATGGTCATCCGGGCGGCCGATGGGGATACCCCGGCAGAGGTCCGCATGAGCGTATCCAGTGAAGAGCCGGTCTTGACCTATGGCTACTTCAATGAGCAGTGGCAGCGCTTCTATGAAATCCTCGACCACTCCGAGGGCAGCATCGACATGAGCCGGTGCAAGGAAGGGCTTGTCATCCTGGACCGCCACTATGGCGACCAGGTTGGGCTGATGCCCGTAGAAATCAAAGACCGCAAGCTTGGCGGTCCTGTCGAATTTTGCACGGGCGACCGTGCACAGGAAATCTCAGCGGACGCGGCGAAAGGGCTACGGCGCAATGTCTCGGTTGGCTACCGGGTAGATGCCGATAGTTACCGCCTCGAGGACACCAAGGACGGAACCCCGGTGGTACGGGCCATGTCATGGATGCCCTACGAAGCGAGCTTTGAGCCCGTTCCGGCTGATGCAACGGTCGGCGTAAACCGCGCCGCACAAACCCCACCGGAGCCCAAAGTAGAGGCGCCGGGCAATGAGGAGCGAAGTATGGACCCCAAGGAGATGGCAAAGTTGTTTGCCCGCGCTGCCAAGTATGGCATCGATGTGGCAAAGGTTGAGGCGCTGATTGCGGACGGCAAGGGCCGTGCCGAATTGGATGCCCTGATTGTTGAGAAGCAGGAAGCCGACGCCAAGGAGCGCGCCGATGAGCTGGCGAAGCTCAAGGAAGAGCGCAAGGAAGAGAAGCCGGCAACCCGCACGGGCGTGGAAGAGCCTCCGGTCATCGAAGGCGCCCCGGCCGTCACGGTCAAGAAGGACCGTAAGTATAGCGTCATGAGCGTTATCCGCTCCCTGTCCGGGATGTCCGCAGATATCGGTTTTGAGCGCGAAGTCTCGGAAGAGCTGGCGAAGCAGCGCGGCCAGGCGGCCAAGGGGATTATCATCCCGCATGCGGCCCTGGCAAAGCGTGACTTTACCGTCAGCGGTACCTCGAGCGCATCCGTGAGCACCGACCTGTTGGCCGGCGAGTTCATCGACGTGCTCCGCACCCGTTCGGTTCTTGGCGCGGTTGGCGTCCAGTTCCTTACCGGACTGACTGGCAATGTGGCCATCCCGAAGATGACCGCTGGCGCAACCGGGTACTGGGTATCCGAAGGCAGCGACATCACGGAGAGTCAGCCCACGCTTGGCCAGGTGACTGGCAGCCCGAATACGTGTGGTGTTATGACGGATATCTCCCGGCGCCTCATTCTGCAGAGCACCCCGGCTGCAGAGGCGATGGTGCGGGATGAGATCATCCAACGCATCATCCGCACGGTGCAGATTGCTGTCTTTGCCGGCACGGGCGCCGATGGACAGCCGAGCGCGATCACGAATGCCTCCGGCATCAACAATCCCACGATTGCCTCCGCCGGTACCCCGACCTACGCTGAAATCCTCGACTTCCCCGGAAGCATTGAGGCTGACAACGCGGCGGCCGATGGACAGCAGTGGATTATGACCGCTGAGGTGTGGGCCAAGCTGGCCTCCACGTTCACCAATGCCACGTATGGTGAGCAGGCGCTGGCGAATTGGGCCAACAAGACCATGCTGGGTCACCCCTACCACATCACTGAGGACGTTCCGGCCAACTCGCTTTGGTTCGGTAATTGGGCCTCCGTGGTAGTCGGCGTGTGGGGCAACGGCATTGATATCAATGTCGATGACAAGACTCTGAGCAGCTCCGGCGGTCTCCGCGTGGTTGGCCTGCAGGATGTCGATGTCATGGTCCGCGAGGGCAAGGCTCTGGCCTACAACTCAGCGGTGACCCTGTAAGCGGTCTGTAACCTGTTGACAACTCGCAAGTCCCTCGGAGGGTTCATTCCCTCCGGGGGCACTGCAGGAGAAACGAAGATGAGAAAGCTCATTTTGATTCTGATGCTGACGCTGGCGGTGCTCCTGGTGCCGGCGGCCGGGCTGGCCGCTGATGCCAACCGCATGAACTACTTGCAGCTCTACGCTCCCGGCTCCGATCTGGCTATCACCAGTTCGGCGGTGGACATTTCGGACTACAAGGGCAATGCGGCATTTGCGGCTCAGTTCAGCTCAACGGCGGTGTCATGCACCAGCACGGTCACACTCGTACACAGCACAACTTCTGGCGGTACCTACACCCCGGTTACCAACCTGGCCGGTACCGCGTGCGTAGTCACCCAAACGGGTCCGGCTACCAGTGATGTGCAGACGGTACAGATTGACCTGGGGCGTATGAGTGCATGGGCCAAGGTCATCATTTCGCAATCGGGGCAGGATACGAACTCAATCAGCTCGTTTCTCGTGGCTCCGATGAAGTCTGACTAGATCTGTTCCCCGGTGTTGCTGATGCGACACAGTGACACGCGAGCCCTGGTACCGGCCCACCCCGGTACCGGGGCGCATTTGGAGAAAGAGGCGGCATGAGTTTGACAGCCACACATGCACAAAGAGCTTACCGGGCGATCCGCACCAGTATGCCGGACCGCCAGGTGCATGTACGCCACGAAGAGGCCGGCACTGTCTATGTAGGTACGCGGCTCACACTCCAGGAAGAGCAAGAGCTCCACCATGGTGTATCGCATCAATCCGTGGTGGGTGCGGTGCGGTTGGATGTCTCTGAGTTGAGGATTCCCTATCCGAAGGCTGGTGACCTCATTGAGATCAAGGAAACCGCCAAGGGAGAATTTGAAAAGCGATTGGTTGTGCAGGTGAGCTTTGATGATCTACGGGCCTTGATGCGTTTGGATTACGGTGAGGAATATGGTTGAGCTAGACATACATCCTGACCAGGCAGCGCTTACCGAGTTGGCGGAGACAGTCCGTGAGCTACGCGCAGAGACCGGCCGCAGCATGTTTGATGCTGTTACCCTTGCCGGTGTCAAAGTGGCTCAGTCGGGCCGTGCCGGCGCCAAGATCGGCAAGAAGAAACGGGAGAGCATTGACAACCCGGAATACCGCCAGGCACGTGGGTCATTTGCATGGGCGCGACGGCAACAGCGCATGGGCAAAGCTATTCCTGTCGAAGCACAAGCCGCTCTCAATGATCTGAACAACCTTGCCCCTTTTCTCATCGTGCGGCACCGCCAGGGCGGACAAACACCGCTCATGCTCCCCAGCTATGAAAAGAAGGATCCGCGCAGAGAGATCACCCGGCGCGGACTGGCCAAGACCACTTTCAATGTGATGGCGGCGAAGATGGCCGCCATGAGAGGGCAAGGCCGCATGAGTACCCGCGGCACCCGCTATCGCGTATCGCGCTACCAGGAGAAGTATGGAGCCGAGAGCGGCGCCTACATAGCGCGTTTGGTTAACACACTTTCGTATCTCGAAGATGCATACCCGGGCATCACTGATCAGGCAATCATCAAAGGTACGGCGGCGCTATTGCGTGGGGTACAGCGCGGAGCTGCAGCCGCTACTGCAAAGGCCAACACATGAGCAATACAGTCATCACCATTGAGATTGCCACAGCGCTCAAGACGGCGCTGGCGGCCGTGGTCTCGGATGACATCACCTTCTACGTTGATGGCGTGCTTGATGACACATCCGAAGGGCAAGACAAGTTCAAGTGCCCGTGTGTGGTGATTGTGGTGAATGAGTGTCTGCCCCAGCAGTACCGCAGTGTCATCCGGGAGTATCCCGTCACGATCGAGGCCAACACCTGGTATCCGGCCGACAAAGACCAGGCCGAGCTCTATACCATGATGCACGGTATGTCACAGTGGCTTGCCGAGCCAACCCTTTCCCTCACCCTTGCGGTTTTCGACGCCATAACGATTCAGGGCACTCCCGATCGGGATGTAGCGGGCAACCTTCAATACTGCCGATGGCAGACACTCGTACACACAACAAAGGCGGAGTCATGAACAAGACACTAGAGACAATGTTGGCCGTTGGTCAGACCGTTACAGATGCGGTTCTTGACGCAGCGGGAAAGGCCAAGCTGCCCGAAGCAGCCATGGCGGAACTGTGGAAAGGGCGCACCATCAACCGGCGTGCTCTGGAAGCTATCAAGGCAGCGGTGGCAGCGGATAAGCCGGCCGCAAAGAAGAAGGGCGGTGAGTAATGGCAGCACCAGTATTTGGCGTTACCGATCAATTGGGCCTTGGTGCCAATTGGGAACCCCAGGGCATTAGCCCGTCAAGTGCCGGCACGCGCGTAGCGGCGCCCGGTAAAGATGGTGATGAAATCGCCTCAACCGTGCACAACACGATCGAGGCCGGCACCATGCGCTACATCTACAAAGGGAGTGAAACCAACTTCCCGGCCGCGTTTGCCGCGGACGCGTGTGATGTTGGTGATATCGTTAGGGAGTCCGATACCCTTCTCATTACGGGTATTGCAATTGACTACGCCCCTTGTGCCGGCGGCAAGCGTCCGATGGTCACATTCACATGGCGTGATGGTCCCGTGGCGGCCGGCAACGTGTTTGTCAGCGCGCTTGGCGTCGCGCTCCCCACGTATGTGAGCGGTGGCGTGGAAGTGCCAACCATCTTGACATGTGTGTTGGGTGATGCGGATATCCAGACCTCACAGTGGTCTTTGATGTCTCAGTTCGATCCGGATCTCGACAAGGATGGCGAGTATCTATCCGGTGAGAACTTTGGTGGCATTGAGACCTTGGATCTCACCTTTGTGGGTCTGCCCACGTCCATCACGTCAACCGGGTATGATCAGCCGTTGGGACCGGGCTCCACAACCGGAGCGGAAGCAACCGGAACAAGCTACGGCACCAACGCATACCAGTTTGTCAAGGGCATCACGCGGTCATAACCACAGGAGGGCGCGTTCATGAAATCGCCCGTGCCTGAGTTGTCACCGCCCCTTGCACGGGCGCTTGCGGCGTTTCGTGAGGCTGGCGTTGAACTGACTGCAGCGGAGATCGTATGGCTTGCACTGTTGCGTAGGCCATGCGATCACCCTATTGATGGCTCATTGCCCTGGCTGATTGGCGCGCCATTCAACTATGCCGGCGTGACGTGGTACCCCACGCACCAACTTGCAGAGCTGTGGTTCATCCGCGTTAAGAAACTCCTGACAGAATCGGACTCCCCGGACCTGGCGCATACAACCGCCTTTCTCTTTGCTCATGCGCACAGTGCTCCGGGAGATGTCACGGTGCGGTCACTCAATACACTGGAAGAAATTGAGGGCCGCTGCATGGAGTGGTTTAACGGGTTGCCTCTACACGTTGGCCAGGTGTTGCCCCTGGTCAACCGGCTCAGGGAGTTGGACCGCAATACCACCTCAGTCCCTGATGGCTCCGATTCTGACCACAGCGATGAGGTCCTGACAAACCAGTCCAGCGGCGTAGCTGTCATGATGAAAGCCTTTCCCGGTACCACCCCGGAGTTTTGGCTTACGGAAGTAGCGGCGTGTGATGCCCGGGCCTATGTGCATGCCGTGGGTGAGCAGTCCAAAGATTTTGCCACCAGCGAGGGCCGGCGCAAAGCCATAGAGAACTACCTCAAAGCAATCAAGTGGGTATGGAGCAACCACACCAATGGCTAATGTTGTAGATATCATTCTCAGGGCCAAGGACTCCACCGGAGTAGCATTCCGCGCGGCGTCCAAGCGTATTGCCACATTCGGCAAGCAAAACCTCCGCTCTCTGCAGAATGTAGGCCGCGCGTTCAAGAAGATAGGCACCGCTGCCGCTGCCGGGTTTGCTGCCGTGGGTGCTGCCATGGCTGCCGCTGCCAAGCGCGCTGAGCAATTCAACAAACAGATAGGCCAAATCACCACGCTGGCCGATATCAGCTTTGGTGCTCTCAAGCGCGAAGTGCGGAGCCTGTCATCCGAGTTTGGCCTTGCCAAAGACGAGCTCACCAAGGGCCTCTATGATGCTCTCTCCGCTGGCGTCCCAAAAGAAAACGTCTTTGACTTCATCCGCGTGGCAGCCAAGGGCGCCGTTGCCGGCGCCGCAACCACCGCGGAATCCGTGGATATCCTCACAACGGCACTCAATGCCTTCCAGATTCCCGCCTCAAAGGCTGAGGAAGTCAGCGACCAACTTTTCACCACCGTACGCTTGGGCAAGACCACCCTGGCAGAGCTCAGCGAATCCTTTGCCAAAGTAGGCCCCATAGCCTCCGCCAGTGGCGTCAAGATCAATGAAGTGCTGGCGGCCGTTGCCTCCCTTACCAAGCAAGGTACCCCCACCAGTGTGGCCATGACCCAAATCCGGGCCGCAATCATCTCCATGAACAAGACCTTGGGGGATGGTTGGACCAAGACCATGACGCTCCAAGAGGGCATGATTGCCATGCGCAATGCCGCAGGCGGCTCCACCGCCAAGCTCAAAGAGATGACTGGTCGTGTTGAGGGCACGCTTGGCATCTTGGGGCTTACCGGGGAAAAGGCCGCTGGCGCTGCCGAAGATCTCAAAGAGTTAGGCGCCGCAGCCGGCGCCACAGATGAAGCCTTTGGGAAGATGGAGAATCTCAACGCTGTCCAAAAGGTCATCCAGACCATGGACAATGGCGTCACCCTCTTTGGTGACGTGGTGCTGGCGGCTTTCGGCAAGCAACTGGATTCCTCCCGCGAGGGCCTACAGGAATGGTTGGACACCTTTGATGCTGAGAAGATTGACAGAACCGGTATGCAGCTGGCCATCTTCGCTCATTCTGCAGTGACTACTGCGGACAATATCGGTGACACATTTGCAACTGTTTTTGCTGGTCTTGGCGACACGCTCACATCTCCATTTGTGTATGCGGCTGAGGTAATAGGTGCATTTCTCAATGGTGTTGCCGAACAGCTATACCACCTCATTGATATCGCCGTTGAAGTCGGCAAAAAGGCGCGTCATCCATTCACCCACGATTTCCAAATGCCAAGCGGTCAAATGGCCGCTGGCGCATCCAAGGAATTCTATGACGCACTTGGGGGGCGTGCCTTTCGGCGTGCAGCACAACGTGATGTAGACTTGGTTGGCAGGATCGAAGAGCGGCAAGCCAAGGAAGAAGCTGCCATCAAGGAAATCACCGACCTCTACCACAAGCGCCAGGTACAACACCAGGAAGACCGCGCCAAGATGGAGCGTGAACAGGCCGGCAGCATAGCCGATGCCAAAGCCAAACACGCCAAAGATAATGCCGATGAGAACGCAGAAACAGAACGCGGGCTCAATGATGAGAACCTGGCCATAAAGAAAGACACCGAAACCGGCAACCGTGAGGACCTGGCCGCACATGAGCGTGAACTGGATGCGGCCAATATCGAGGCCAAGAAGCAAGATGAACTCGAGGCAATCGAGGAAGTAGCTCAGGCCCGGGCCGCTATTGAGTCCGACTATGCATCCGGTGGCGCTGGCGGCGTAGATCCAACCAACCGGAACTATAACCTCACCGCCATTCAGATGGCCGGGGATATGGCCAAGGTCCAGGCAGAAGCCACCGCAGACGCCATGCGCGATGTAATGACAGAAGTGAATGCACCGCTCCTGGAAGAACTCCGGGGCATCAACACCAATACCAGGGAAACCGCTGAGACCATCAAGGACGCAATCACATTGAGTGACTGAGG